CTTGCGTTGTTCCTCCGTCCATTTAGTGGTGTAACGGATAACACTATTAACTTCTTCATGGGTATGAAAGTTCTGGATGCTTTGAACTAATGATTCATAATTTTCAGGCATTGAAATGGTTGCCACTTCATCATTTGCTTGCGCATCTAAATCAGAAAAAACTTGTTCACTAGCTGTATCAGCAGCATCCATTTCAATAAAATCGAGTTCAATTAATCGTTCTTGCTTAGCCAGATTTATTTGGTCAATTTGCTCTTGAGTAAAGCCTTCTTTTTCAAGATTCGCACAAGTTGAATCTAGCTCTTTTTCTGACTGGCAAATACGGATTGCATCAAGCAAAATTTCAAATTGGGCATTAACATTCGGCTTAATATTAAGTTCGTTAGTAACTGGAGTTAATAGGTCTTCGGAAGCTGTGACATTAGTTTGTTCTGTAATAACAATCGCTGGCTGTTTATCTGCAGGGAAAACTTCAGAAGGTATTACTTTTGCCACTGGCTCAGCTTTTGATTTTTTGCCTCTCTGTTTTTTAGGTTCCTCACCAAGACGAATAACACTAAAATCGTCACTAACTTCAAAACCTAACGCTTTAGATAGTGCTTTTAATTGAAGCTTGGCATTTTCTGCATCACGCTGAACAAAACCACTATTAATAGATTCAATTAATGCGGTGGTTTTAAAATTCACGACGTAAATAGAAGGCGAATATGTAGTAATTACAAAAACATCCTGTCCTTCTTCATATTCATCAATAGTCAATGGTTTTGTGAATGTAATGCCAGCCAGTTCAATAGTTTCGATTTTGATGCAGAATTCAAAATCCGGTTTACCAAACACAGAAGCAGGGAACTGATCTAAGTCAGAAAAGTCCAACATGTCTCCAATAGGACGACATAGAACAGTTTTACCTTTTTGAAGAGCTGCAAATGCTTCAGCTGCAGTTAGTAAGTTAGACATAAATAGCTCTCCTTTTAGTGATGTAACGACTGTTGTTGTTGAACTTGCTGAGGATTGTTTTTAGGTGCCCAACCCATCTGATCGGCACGTGCTTGGCATGCTCTATTGATACCCGCCTCATACGTAGTACCTTTAAACTTCTTAATCGCAGCATTTAAGATGTTGGTGTCTGGTGCATCTTTAATTGCTTTTAATGCATCTTGATATAGTTGGTCCTGAGTACGAGGCAGCTTCTGGTTACCACCCTGAGCGATTGTCTGATTATTTTGATTTGTATTTTGACCTGCTGGGGTAGAGGCATTTTGCTCTAGATAGGCATAGTCATAGTTGTATAGATATTTACTTCCATCAAAATTACCGAGGTAGACATCAGCTGCCACACCAATAGCTTTAAACGCTACACCAAGAGCATCAGTAACGGCCTTTTTATAACCTTCATCAATCGCTACTAATTTGCCCTTTTGAACTTCAACAATTGCTGAACCGCCGTTGCCGAAAAATTCCTCACCCCAAACACCATCAATCTTGGTTTTTACTGCTACTTCAGCAAAAGCCATAATGGTTCCATCTGGAGCAGTTTCAGACCATAAACGTACATGTCTATAAGTCCAGCCATGACCAACGGGACCAAAGGCCTGAGTCATAGCCATTAATCGCCATTGAGGGTTAATATCTGATTTACCTTTTAAATAACCAAACTCAATTTTTTTAAGAAAATTGGTAGGCGTTTGCTTAACTGCATTCCAGATATGTAAGTTGTCTTTTGAGTTTTCAGTTGTCATTTTTCTTATCCTTATCTTGAGCCTGTAAAACCGCGTTTTTGCTTATATGCTTTGCGGTCATAAGCAGGGATATTTGTTTCACGCAGTTTTATAGCGAGCTGCTTTCTGCGCTGAAAATCGATTTCTTGGGTGAGTTCATTCCAAACTTTTGGATAATAAGTTTGGAACCTGAACACATTTAAAGGCGTCTTAACTCCGTCTTTAACTTTGTAAAGAACTGAGCCATTAGCATTAGATGCGTACACTTGCCAGCCAATGCGGACAGAGTAGAGGCCCTTATCATCACGGCCTAAAAATGACATGTAGCCGTCAGGGTGTTTTTTGAAATTAGACATGTTCAGCCTCCACCAACTTGTTACGTTCGATGAAGCCTTTTAGAAGGCTATTGATGTTTCGGATGTCTTCAAATTCGGTGAAATCGTTATATGACTTACCATTAACATCAGTAATTTCATTTACTGTGAGTTGAGTAATTTCAACAGCAGTGAATTCAGAACCCGGAACGCCGTAGCTGTCTGGATGAGCTTCAAAATCAAAGCTAACGTTTAAACGGAAGCTATCTAATTTAATTACAGCAACGCCAGAATGTTTACCTGTGATTTTTGCGGTTAAAACCCCGTAAGTACTTGGTTGCGTTTTTGGAGTAAATAGAGAAGGAGCTTCTTTTGTTTGGAAAGCTGGCTGCAATTGGCAAGCAACTAAAGAACCACCAGAGATTGCAAGTGCAGCCATGCTGACAAATGCAAATGAGTTGAATGAGTTTACTTTTACGTTCATAATTGATCTCGCAGTTTGCAAAAGCACATCGAGAGGTAGGAGGTTCGGTGTGCTTTTTTGTTGTCTGTGAGATAAAATTATCAAAAGATAATTTACTTAGCAATAGCAATTGATAAATTAATTTATCATTTTTGATAATTGCATGATTATTAAGGCAATAAAAAAGCCTGATAATTTATCAGGCTGATAATGTAATTTTTTATATTTTTTATACTTCTCCACATCTCCAGCGTACTAAACCTTTAATTTGAATGGCATCTAAATCTTCCTTTTCAATATGCTCATCTGGAAAGGTTTCTTTGTCGGGATTATCACTAACAATTCTTAAGCCGCCGTTGGTTTTTCTAAAAAGTCTTTTTATTCTCAACTCTTTATTTGCAACAAAAGCATAAACTTTATCACTAATTACTTGATCAATCGTTTTTACTCGTAGGTCTGTAAGAATAGCATCCGTATGATTGATAGTTGGCTCCATACTTCTACCATCACCGGTAATAATTCCTGTATCTTCATGGCTTAAGGAAAGTCCACATTTACGGATAAAGCTTTCTTTAAAGACCAACCCGCCTTTAATTAATTCATCTTCATTTGTATAGCCATTACCACATGCAGCTTTAATGTCATACATCGGAATAATTACATAGTCACCTGAATCATCAAGGTTTAAAGCAGGTCGAATAACACCATTCTCAATTTTACTTTTACCAAACGGACTTGATTCATCAAGTAGGTCCAGAAAATTTGCCTCTAAATTTAACTCTTTTTCAATCTGCCGCGCTTTCGCCTCGCTAACACCTCGTGAACCTTTTTGATCAGGCTCCATAAGCATTTGAGAGAGATAGGTTTTGTCGATGCCTACAGCAACTGCAAAGTCTTCTTGACGCTCGTAAATTTTGTCAGAAAGTAACTGGTCAATTAGCTTACGCAAGTTCTTACGACGTATTTCTTTAAGATTCATGGACACAACATTCATAAGCCAACTAATTATCAAATGATAACAATAAGGGATAAATTTTGCTAATTATCCTATTGCAATTAAAATTATCAAAAGATAAACTCATGTGATAAATTAATTATCAATGGGTTTATCAATGGAAGTGGAAGTATCAACCAAATCACTTGCTGATTACCTTAATTCTTTGCCTAACAAAGAAGCTAAAGAGAAGTTTGCAAAAAAATGCGGATCAACTCTTGGTTATTTACGTTTAGTCGTAAACAAATTTCGTTTTTGTAGCGCAACTTTGGCAATTGCCTTAGACCGAGAAAGCCACGGAAAAGTTAGTTGCGATGAATTATGCCCAAATGCTGACTTTGACTATGTAAGACGTAGCACAAAACCCAAGCGTACCGCATAGGAACCATTATTCACTTACGCCTTATGTGCGTATACGTGAAATTTAAAGAGGTATTCACATATGAGTGAAATTCACTTAAGCCCAGAGGCTAAAACGGCAATTTACAAAATTGTTCACCAATCGCAAGGAATTTCACCGCAAGAAATTGCAGACGTTCTAGGCGATTCATACAAGAGCGTTCTTAACTACGCAAACCCAAATATGGAAACACATTTCCCAAGTATCAAAAAACTTGAGGCAATGATTCAGTTTACACGCAACCCAGCTTTAGTTAAGGCATGGGCACACATGCTTGGTTATGTTCTAGTGCCAGCTAATCAAGTGGATGAGAAAGGCCATGAAGTCAGCATTGTTGAAACCTTGCTACATATAAATATTAACAATGGCCAAACCAATCAACAGGTCCACAAAGTTTTAGAGGATGGAGTTGTTACACCTGCGGAATTAGCAGATACAGAAGAAATCTTAGAAGAAATGGAAAACCACATTCGCCAACTTCGAGAGGCGCTTAAGTCGGAAGCTGCAACTTATATTTCTAAGGTAAAGAAAGAAAAAGCCTGATCTGGTCCATCAGGCTAGTTAATTCAATTACTTGCTAGAGGAATCGAATATGCAAAACAATTTAGCAAATCAATCGGCTAATTACAACTTACCAGAATTTCTATCTGGTGACGTTGTTGTACTTACTGAAGAGTGCCGCACTTTTAAATCAAACGATTTATTTGAGGTTAAAAATAAAACTTTGACTAGGTTGTGGACTATCAAATCGGAGAATCATTTGATTCTGGTTTCATCAAAAGAAATCCGTACAGCAACAGTTGCTGAACTTAACGCCAAACGCCGACTAACAAGCGCTGAGCAAGCATTAGCGGAGGTGTCATGAGTACCTTTGAACAACAACAAAAGCATATTCAATCCTGGCATGAACCAGCATTAAGAACTTTGTCTGGTTTGTTGAAAAAACGGAAGGAAAATTTAGCCCGCCAAAACCGTGACGAAAAAAATGCTGCTGTAACACGTGATGAATTCATGCAGGCTTTGGTTGACGAGCATGGAAAACATGGGATTTATCTTATTCATGCTGGCCCGATCATCTCAAGTTTATATCGGGCTAAACGGATCCGCTATTTGGGTAGCACATTCATTCAGTTGAATGAAGAGGGGGATAAATGAGTCTAGATGCAACAGTTTGGGCTTGGAAAACCCGTCAAAAACAAAAGGTGGGTGGAGCATTAAAACCACTCAAAAAATTAGTCCTTCTTTCACTAGCCGATCGAGCTGGTGAAACACATGAATGCTATCCAAGTATTGCTCGTTTAGTTGATGACACGGAAATGGACCGTAAGACCGTTTTAAAAATCATTGATGAGTTAATTGAAGACGGATTTATTATCGATACTGGTAAGCGCGAAGGTAAAACTAAGCAGGTAAAAGTCTATCTTTTGATCGGAGTTAAAGGTCGGGAAACAGTACCAACAAAGGTACACTTTGACACTGAAAATGATGATTTAAACAGTACCAACAATGGAACAGTTCCAACAACGGAACAGTTCCAACAATTCCATGAAAGAGTCCCAACAATTCCGTTAAACAGTCCCAACGTTGGGACACGGAATCTTTCAAAGAATCTATCAGAAGAATCTAAAAATAAAAAAACATGGTTGAGTTTAAAAAAACTTGGTGAAGAAATTCGTTTGGCAACTGATCAGGAAACTTACGAGCAGATTAAAAACGCGACTTGGTTCGATCGAGAGTTACGAGCATTTGAACTCTACAACGCCGAGAAGAATCTTTGTGATGAACTCATGAATTACCACTTTGCAGATTGGTTAATCAACGCATGTGGAAAATACCAAGCACGTGAACAATCTAAAAAACCAAATTCTGGAACGCAGGTCCGAGTCCCGCAGGGAGAATCAAATACTCTTAGTTCAAAACAGATTTACTCATTTGCTCAAAAACTTTCTGTACATCCTGAGTTTGCAAGCAAATACGCTGAAGGTAACGAAAGCTATGAACAACTTGCAGCACGGATCGCAGTAAAACTCGCAGATCCTGCACAACAGCAAAAATGGATGCCTTACCTCATTCAAGTTGGATTTCAACAAGGCAAAGGAGCAGCAGCATGAATAAATTCGAGATTTTAGCGTGGGGGTTACTCATTTCATGTTTTACCGCAGCTATTAGCGGTGCGGTGGTTTTGTGGTGGTTGGCACGTAAAGAGCTTGATGAGAAAGGAATTCACCAATGAAACTAACTAAACAGCAACGTGCTGAGCTAAAACAAAAGTTTGGTGGACATTGCGCTTACTGTGGTGATTTGCTTGGCGATAAGTGGCATGCAGACCATATCGAAGCAGTGAAGGTATGCCTATTCCAAGAAATATTCTTAAGTTAATTGATGGGGTGAATGCATGAAAGCAACTAAATTAATTAGAGATAAAGGGCTGCAATACGCGAAAGAAATCGTTGATTCAGCCCCTTCTAATGCAACTGAGTGGAATGAAGGTTTCGAGTTCCAATGTGGTCAAAGTGTAGAGATTAGCAAGGCTGACCGAGAAAAATATTTTGTAGACCTTTCTGAACTCAAGCGCCTAGTTGATAGCGTGGAGTTGGTTAACAATTGCGGTGGTTTGGCTATCGCAAATAAAATCACATTTCAAAAAAGACTGAGAAATGAAAAAGCAACTCATTTCATACAACATCCTGAAAATCAAAAATTAATACAGCTTTTGGGGCGAAATCAGCGCAAACCTAAAGAAGCCATTAAATTCGATTTATTTGAACAAGCCATCCGCGACCACGAATCAATATACGGAGGTGGGGAAAATGCATAAATACGATTGGTCAACCATTCCAGTAGAAGCCAATTGGGCTGCAACTGATGCAAATGGGTTGACTTGTTGCTACACCACTAAACCTTTTATGTGGGGCAATGAGTGGTTAGTTAAGGAACTTGATGAAGTTGTTCTTTGTTATAGATCTGAGCCTAAAGAAGACTGGCAAGACTCACTAGAACAACGCCCAAAAGGAGCCAGTCATGAGTGAGTTTAAAGTAGGGGATAAGGTCGTATTTCAAAACAGTAAATCAGACGATACAGAGATTTACACTGTAGAAGCTGTTTTAGATGGCGGTAGATTTCTTGGGATTAACGATTACAGGCAGGCATTTTCATCAATCAAATTCAGACATGCTGAGCCACAAGAAAAGGCAGCAGGCCACCGCATTGACATGCCTTCTCTGCCTAAGCCAATTGGGAGCTTACAAGAGTTACATCCAGAGTTTGCAAAAGTCTTGCACGAGAACTTTCTAGAGTTGCTAGGCGACGACTCCCACATAGAAAACCACATAAGCCCGCTGTGTAAACCAAAGGATGTTTGAGATGGATAAGAAAGCATTACAAGAGCAATTTGAAGCTATTGCGATCCAGAACTGCTGGAACATCAATAAATATCCTGCTGGTTGGGATGGTCACGGTGATGATGAATATGCAGATGATTTCGTAAGCGGTGCTTGGTGGGGGTTCCAGCACCAGCAAGCGAAAGTGGAGGAGCTGCAACGCAGAAATCAGATGCTTAACGACAACATAAAAGAGCAAGGTCAAAAGCTCGTTTATCAAAACGAAGTGATTGAAACACAAGCTGAAAAACTGCTTGGTTTAAGAGATGAGAAAGCAGAGCTGCAAAAGAGGGTGGATGCTTTAAGCAAAAGACTTTCAGAAGCAACTGGGTTGGTTGTTGAAGAGTTAGAGCAAGCGCTCAAGGGGGATCAATACGATGAACATCGCAAGAAAGCAGAAGAGGCCATCTCAGAGAAATGACTAGACCGCAAAACGACACATTAGAAAACATGAATCCCGCATGTGTTCCTTGCAATACAAACAAATCGTCTATGCCGCTGGAAGGGTGGCGGAGGATGCTCACACATTATCGTGATGTTCAGTTGTTACGAGATAGCACACATGCTCGTCATTTACTACGTTTTGGGCTGATTGAAATCAAATCTGAGCCTGTGAAGTTTTTCTTTGAGAGTTATAAAGAGGGCCAGTCATGAATAAACCATTAGAAACTTTTGATATAGACGCAGCAAAGGCTCGCTACGAAAAATTACGAGGCCGATATAACCGGAGTGGGCTATCTAATACTGATTACAACGAGCTACTTCAATTAGAGAAGGCACTTGACCAAGCGAAGAAGTTTAATGCGGAGGGCGCAAATAATGGACAGTAGATGGATTGAAGCGCAACGCCGTGAAATGGAAAAGCTTATTTCACCAGAGCTAATCAAGTCGAGAGATTTAGCACGTCAAAGTTACTTCGATCAGATGGAAAAAGAAATGGCTGACCACGTATCACGCTCAATTGAACCACTCAGCGGTAAAAAGCAAAGCACTCTGATTGAACTAAGGGAGTCAATTGAAAAACTGGCTCAGAAGTATAAACAAGATGCTCATTCATCCAGCCTTTTAGGTGATCAGGATAAAGCGCGAGTTTATAACTGCTTTGCTAATCAATTGGGCCATTTGCTGAAAGGTGGTGCTTGATGTCATCAGTCAGCATTGCTGAATACCGTAAGTTATTTCCTATTAAGAAAAATAAAAAGCGGCGTTCAGCAAAGCAAGTTGCTAGACAACCAAGTGTGGGTGAAATGGTACTGGCAACGCATTTAAGAGCGTGCAAGATTGGTTTTGAACAGGAATATAAATTCCATCCAACACGTAAATGGAGAGCAGATTTTTTAATAACGGGTACAAAGATTTTGATTGAGGTGGAAGGTGGTATCTGGAGCGGAGGCCGTCATACAAGAGGCAAGGGCTATTTAGGGGATATGGAGAAATACAACTCCGCAGCAATGATGGGTTTTACAGTTTTACGGTTCAGCACAGAGCAAGTTAAGTCCGGTATGGCATTAAAGCAAATTGAATTATTAATTAAGGGTAAATAGGAAGGCGATTATGTTGGTTGAAAAGTTTGATTTTATTGAGTTACTTCGCCTTGCTATTGCTCAAAGCGAAGGTAAAGGGAAAATTACTAAGCATGTTGTTTTGGGAGAAATTGCCTTATTGCCTGCAGGTGCAAAAAAATGGGCAGAATTACTGCTTGAACGTATTGATTTTGAGCGCATTGCAGAAATCACAGAAACAAAGAAAATTTATGAGACCAGGATAATTAATGGTAAGGAATCAAAAAAGCGTATTGGTGAAATACCGGGTAAAGTTGAAATAAAAAAAGGGGAGATTAACTCAGCTGATTTTTTCCGCGTTAGAAACGTACTAGCGGGTAAGATCCATCGTGAAATGATCAAAAAGAACTTTAAGCCAAATAATTGTCAGGGCGATTTATCAAATGTGGCCAAAGGTATTGCTGAGGTTGTTTTGCGTGGGCGATTATTTACAAAGGCAATGTGTGGCCATTGCCAGGGATTAGGCAAATTGGAGTTATTTAATGAAAAGGGATATCCAAGCGGATCTAAGTTTTGTGATAAATGCAGTGGTACGGGGAAACGTCCATATACATTGCATGAAAAAATTACGATCGCAAAATTAAAAGTGTCTAAGTCTGGTTATTCTGAGCGATATGAACCATATGAATTAATTGCTGAAGCATGTATCGAAAATTGGGAAAACACCATTAGAACTAGCCTGGCTAGATCGTTTCATTTTGAACCTGAAGAAATATCATTAGCTTGACTTAAACAGAACGGTTGAGTATAAGTATTTCTAAAATGGGCGCTTTATACATGGATCGCCTGAAAAACTTAATAAAAGCTCACTAATTTTAGTGGGCTTTTTGCGTATCTGGAGCACTGGAAATGGGAAATACCTGGCATGCTGACCAAGAAAAACCAGAATTACGGCCAGATGAAAAACCTTTAAATTGCCCATTTTGTGGATCTGATTCAATTTGTACAGATTCTTCACATTATGGAAAACCAGATGAAGACGGCTCTATAGCATGGGATGCTTTCACATGGTGTCATGATTGTGGATCAAAAGGCCCTAGTGCTTGGGCGATGATCGCTTGGGATGAAAGTTTTCATTACGACACTGTTTATGAAGAAAGATCAGTTGTTAATTATGCTATTCGCCAGTGGAATACACGCAAATAAGTTTTATTAATCTCGAGAGAGGTGTTTTATAAGCACACCTCTCTTTCTGGAGTATGTATGACTGAATTTCAAAAAATTACTCATGAGATTAGACAACTCCAAGTAGAGTTAAATCATTTAGGAAGCTGCAATACAAAGGGCTTAACAACAGAACAGATCGCTCACCTAGATGAGCGATTTTTTTTGGCCATAGCAAAGCAAAATAAATTAATCGCACGGCTCAACAATAAGCCTGAGGGCTTCTTATAAATATTGGTGGTGCAATGGATCCTAAAAAGTATTTTATTCTCACGAGAAAAAAAGAAAGGAAACCTAAACCAAAGAGCATGCCGTTGCCGAAAGCTACAGAAAAATACTTAAAAGCTGAAGAAGAATTTACGAAGGCTTTAGATGTTCTTGGGTTTAAGTATGAAAAGAAATTTCAGTTTAAATCTACAAAGCATTGGCGATTTGATTTTCATTTAATTGAACATCGTATCTTAGTTGAAATTGCTGGCGGTCCTTGGTCTGGTGGACGAAAAGGAAGGCTTAAAAATACAGCATGGAGTCTTGACCGTTACGATGTGGCTGAAGAGATGGGTTATACGGTTGTTCGCTTAGAGTCGGCCACAAGATTTAAGGTTAATGAATCTGGTCCATTACAGATCCAAGCTCATTTCGCTAGTGAGTGGCTAAAGAATTTAAAGAGGCAAATATTTAATGGATCAGATCAGACCATTTCCTCCAACTGATTTTATGGATCAGGCAGAAGAAGAGGAAGCACTCCGTTTAATACCGGCACCTGATTTAAAACAATGGGTAGTTGCTAATTTTCTTACGCTTGGTGGTCCTTTACATAATCCAGACCATGACCATATCGCTGAGATGCTTCATGACAATGAGGGTTTCTTGGCTTTTGCATGGGCTTCTTCTGCTTATACCAGAGCTAAGCGTATGGTGCTTGGCCAATGTGAAAAGGTTATGTTTCAACAAGGCGGCTGGAAGAAAGCCCGACAAGAGCAGCAAATGCGCGACTGGTTCGGATTCGTTCCAGTTTACTTAATCACAATCGATGCAAGCTTTTGTGAAAAGGCAAACGATAGCGAGTTCTGTGCTTTGCTTGAACATGAGCTTTATCACATTGGTGTAGAACGAGACTCGGACGGTGAGATTATTTACAGTGATCATACTGGATTACCAAAGCACTATTTAGCTGGTCACGATGTGGAAGAATTCATCGGTGTTGTGAAACGCTGGGGCGCAAGTGAAAGCGTCAAGCGTCTTGTTGAAGTTGCGAAAAACCCGCCGTTTGTATCAGAGCGGGATATTTCAAAATGCTGCGGTAACTGTGTAATTAACTGAGCCTTAGGGCTCTTTTTTTTGCCTTGTTTGTTGTACGTAGTTGTACGGAGTTGAATTTATGGCAGCACTAAAAGAGCCTGTAAAAATCTTTATTGTTCAGTCTCTTGCTTGCCGTGATACCCCTCAAGATGTAGTGGAGAGCGTCAAACAAGAATTTGATGTAGTTATTACCCGAAGCCAGTGCCAAGCATATGACCCAACGAAATATCAAGGCCGCAATTTAAGCCCAAAATTCAAGGAGCTTTTTGAGAAAACTAGAAAAGATTTTGATGCCGGCTTGGTGGACATTCCGATTGCAAATAAGTACTACCGTTTGAGGCAGTACCAAAAGTTTTTGGAACGAACACGAAATCTAAAAACGGGTATGAATATCCTCAAACAGGCAGCTCAAGACATTGGCGGGCAATTTACCAATCGTCAAGAAATTACAGGTAAGGACGGCGGGCCAGTTGAAACGGTCCAGTCAGCGATTACAAAAGAAGAGTTTCTTAAGGCAAGGAGGGAAGTACTAGATGAGTACTAATGCGGCTCGGGATGAAGCAATCCAAATCGAGGCGCAGGAAGACTTATATTTTTTTACTAGGTACATGTTTAAAGAGCGCCGCGGGTACAAATGGTTGCAAAACTGGCACCACTTAGAAATCTGTAAGGCTTTAATGAAAGTCTACAATGGTGAGACTAAGCGGTTAATTATTAATGTTCCACCTCGCTACTCTAAAACAGAAATTGCTGTAATTAATTTTATGGCTTGGTGTTTCGGCAAAAAGCCTGATTCTGAATTTATTCACATCAGTTATTCGGCAATGCTTGCTGCTAATAATGCATTCCAAATTAGGGGCCTTGTACAAGAGGAAGCTTATAAAAAGGTTTTTCCAGATTTAGCATTACGCGAGGATAGTAAAGCCAAAGACTTTTGGCGTACATCTAAAAATGGTGTCTGCTATGCCACTGGTACAGGCGGTACCATCACTGGTTTTGGTGCGGGGAAGATGCGAGAAGGCTTTGGCGGGTGCATCATTATCGATGACCCACACAAAGCACATGAGGCATCATCTAAAACAATCCGCGAAGGCGTTATTGAATGGTTTCAAAATACCCTTGAGTCTCGTACAAACTCACCAGATACCCCGATTATTGTCATTATGCAGCGTCTGCATGAGGATGATTTGGCCGGATGGTTATTAGGTAAGAGAAAAGACGGCGTACCGGTTGCTGGTGGTAACGGTGATGTATGGGAGCACCTTTGTTTATCTGCTATTCAGCCTGATGGTTCAGCATTATGGCCAGCTAAGCACTCAATAGAGCGACTTAAGATAATGGAGCAGGCCGCGCCGTATGTATTTGCTGGCCAATATCGACAATTACCGGCACCACCTGCGGGTGGTTTCTTTAAGCCGCACATGATTAGTGTCGTTGATGCATTGCCGGCAACAACAAAACAAGGTTGTCGTGCATGGGATCTAGGCGCTACTGCTGATGGTGGAGATTATACAGCGGGTCCTAAAATGTTTGATGGTGGAGATGGTTATTGGTACATCGCTGATATGGTCCGTGGTCAGTTTGGACCTGATGAGGTGGAGACAACCATTAAAAATACTGCATCCCGTGATGGGGTGAATATCAAAATCAGATTGCCGCAAGACCCCGGTCAGGCAGGCAAGTCACAAGCTAAAAGTTTTGTTAAAAAACTATCAGGTTATTCCGTTGTTGCTAAACCTGTTTCGGGCGATAAGGCAACAAGAGCACAGCCTTTTGCAGCTCAAGTAAATATCGGAAATGTGCGTATGTTACGTGGGGCTTGGAATGATGACTTAATTGAAGAATTAAGGAATTTCCCTAACGGTACTCATGATGACCAGATAGACGGGTGCTCCGATGCATTCAATGAGCTTAACGAGGGTAATTTGGGCTTATTAGAACATCTGGAGGAACAGGCAAGACTTGCAGAAGAATCACAATCTAAACAGGATACAGCGCAATCATGGCTAGATCTAATGGAAAAATAACGTCACTTGCTGCTGATGTGGTGCAAATGTTTGCTCATGGTGTTTCAAATATTGGTAACGCTTGGTTTGGGCCTTCCCAACCTTTGGAGCCAGTGGCACCAAAAGAACAAACCTCAGGGCGGCAATTTGATTACGCAACATCTTTCAACGTCAATACCAGACCACGGCAGGGTGAGGCTTTAACTTATGACCATTTAAGGGCGTTTGCAGATAACTATGATCTTTTACGAATCATTATTGAGACACGAAAAGATCAGATGGCCAAGCTTCCTTGGGTTATTCGTCTTAAAGACAAACCCAATACTGATGCAGATGAAGCGCTTGTACATGATGCACGTTGTGAGGAATTAACAAACTTCTTTGCATTTCCTGATAAGGAGCACTCTTGGGATGCGTGGTTGCGTATGTTGCTTGAGGATCTATTGGTTATAGATGCTCCAGTAGTTTATACACGCAGAACACGGGGCGGTGAAGTGTATGCAGTTGAACCAATTGACGGCGCAACTATTAAACGAGTATTGGACATTTACGGCCGTACACCATTGCCGCCTGAGGCAGCATATCAGCAAATATTAAAGGGTTTGCCAGCAGTAAATTACACCCGTGATGAGTTGATTTATTTGCCCCGTAATCCACGTACACACAAGGTATATGGATTCTCACCAGTTGAGCAAATTGTTACGACAATTAACATTGCTCTACGCCGTCAAGCTCATCAATTGGGGTTTTATACCGATGGCAGTACACCAGATTTAATTTTTCAGGTTCCAGCTGAATGGACGCCTGAACAGATTAAGCGCTTTGAGGATTACTGGAACTCGCTGCTTTCTGGAAATATCCATGAGCGCCGTAAGACGCGCTTTGTGCCTCAGGGCGTTACGCCATTTGATACAAAAGATAAGGCAATGAAAGACGAGTATGACGAGTGGATAGCTCGTATTGTCTGTTTTGCCTTTTCAATTAGCCCTCAGGCGTTTGTAAAGGAAATGAACCGAGCGACGGCCCAAACAGCACAGGAAGCAGCTTTAGCCGAAGGATTGGCGCCGTTAATGCTTTGGGTAAAATCCTTGATGGATCGGATAATTCAGCAAGTATTTGGCTATTTAGATATAGAGTTCAAATGGGATACTGAAGAATCTGCTAAACCAAAAGAACAAGCGGAAATCGATAAAATCTATGTTGAAGCAAAAGTGCTGCACCCTGATGAGGTGAGGGCCGAGCGGTTTAACATGCAGCCTATGGATCCTGCATTAAGATCTTCACTGAACCCAGCGCCTTTATTACCGCAGCCGCAGCAAGTGGATGAAAGCAAGCCTACTGATGAAGCAAAGGAGAAGTTTGCAAAGTCAAAAAAGTATGTAGCTCCAATCGATCGGGAACGGGAAAAAGTGGAGCAAGTACGGGAACAACTAAAGCAGCAGATTCACCAGTTCTTTCAGGAACAAGCCAAGGATGTAGCCATACAGGTTGTGACAGCAAAGGATCAACTTGGGAAAAGTATTAAGGATAATGTCAGTAATATTCTTGATGGGCTTAGTTTTGGTGCTTGGTCTGGTATAGCTGCATGGATTAGCGATTTAACAAGTCAATTGGCAGTTGATGGGGTAGAGGTTGCTTTAACCCAAATCAATGCAGAGCTTGAGAAAAAGGCGCTTAATCTGGCAAATGAGCAGGCAATTAAGTTTGCTGAAGATCGAGCAGCTGAGCTAGTCGGCATGATTTGGCGTAACGGCGTTTTGGTCGAAAATCCAAGCCCTTTATTTAGCATCACTGAATCAACTCGGGAAATGCTAAGAGCTACAATCACACAAGCATTAGAGGAAGGCTGGAGTAATGACAAATTAGCCGATGAAATTGGCAATAGTCATGCATTTAGTGAAGATCGTGCGGAAATGATTGCAAGAACTGAAACAGCCATAGCAGACGTGCAGGGCAATATGATTGCCTATAAAGCTGCTGGGATTGAGTCAAAAGAATGGATGGCCGCACCAGATTGCTGTGATGCATGTCAGGAATTGGATGGAAAAATTATTCCTATCAATGAATCTTTTGTGGCTGGTAGCTACTTCAAAGACGCACCACTTCATCCTCATTGCCGATGTGACACATTGCCAGTAGTGACATGATTTTTAACTTTAACTGAACCACCTTAGCCGGTGGTTTTTTTACATCTGAGGTTTTCTTATGAAATTAAAAAAACTTTTTGGAGCAATCCAGAAAATTCAAGACCAGGACGATGGAACAATCATTGTTGAAGGTGTGGCATCTACTGAAGATGAAGACAGCGATAAGGAAATTGTGAAAGCTGATGCCATGCGTTCAGCTATTCCTGATTATATGAAGTTCGGTGCAGTGCGTGAAATGCATCAACCCCTTGCAGCTGGTACGGCGTTAGAAATTAACGTGGATGACAATAATGTCACCACTTTAAAAGCTCACATTGTCGATAGTGAAGCAATTAAAAAAGTTAAAACTGGTGTCTACAAGGGTTTCAGTATTGGTGGAAGTGTTACTAAACGGGATGATCTTAACAAATCAATTGTTACGGGCATTCAGTTGGTAGAAATCTCACTGGTTGACCGCCCAGCAAACCCAAGCGCCGTGATTACCTGTTATAAAGCGGATGGTTTATCGGCTGGCGAAGAAAACGCAATTGATCCGCTAACTAAGAGCATGGGCGATGTAAAGGAGATGGCCAATGTACTACAAGACATCATGTGGCTCATTTACTCCGTTAAAGACGAATCTCGCTGGCGTGGAGATGATAGCCCAATCCCTGAGCAACTCCGTGCATGGATTGAATCAGGCGCTGAAATCTTTAGCACTATGGCTCAAGAAGAAGTGGCCACAATGGTTACACGCGCTAATGAAATTTGTAAGGCCGAAGGGTGTGAAAATCTACGAAAGGCCGAAGTCATCGTATCGAATCCAACAAAAGCAGAGTTGGATGATATTCGTCAGACCATTGAAAAATGTGCCGAGAAGCTTTCTAACATCAAAGTCTATAGCCCAGAAGATGCGAGTGCTCCAGATGATGCGGCGCAAGCTCAAATCGAGAAAGGAACGGACGCAGGTGAACTTAAAAAGGTCACTGATGATTTAACTTTAACTAAAGCAAACCTGGCTAAAGTCGAACAAGAGCGCGATACGTTGCAAAAGCGTGTCACTGAACTGGAGAAACAACCTGAAACACCAAAAGCTGCGTTGATGAATCTTAGTAAAGCGGAAGATACAACCGTTATTAAAAAAGATCAGGTTGAGCCGGTGTTAGATGGTAACGGCGAGGTCAATGAAATCGCAACAATGATTAAAAGCGCGCAAGCACAACGTATTTAATCAATTAATCCTAAATTAAATTTTATGCCCGCTTTTGCGGGCTTTTCTTTGGCGGGAGATAACACATGCCAGATTTAAATGACGCTCTAGACGCAATCAAAACCGCTCAGGGTAAAGCAATGCAAGATAGTAATGACTTAAACAAGTCATTTACACAACCCGATGGCCCAACGACAGGCTTACAGGCGTATGACTTAGAAGCCCCTTCTAAAAAGTTTTATCCTGTATTAACTCCTTTACGTAACAGTATTTCCCGTGTGACGAATGGTTTTGCAACACAAGCGAACTGGCGTGTAATTACTGCAATTAACGTAAATAACCAACGCGCAGGGGTTTCTGAAGGGCGCCGTGGTGGGGTTATCCAACATAAAACAGAAGATTACTTTGCTTCATTTCGTGGTTGGGGCTTAGAAAATAGCGTTACTTGGGAAGCTGATTATGCTGCTAAAAACTTTGAAGATGTCAAAGCTTTGGCGGTACAGCAAACCCTTGAAGCCACAATGATTGAAGAAGAGCGACTAATCATTGGTGGTAATACTTCTTTGGCTATGGGTACTACACCAACACCTACGCTTATGGCAGTTGGTACTGGTGGTACGTTGGCCGCTCAAACATGGTCTGTAATCTGTGTTGCCCTTGGCCCACAAGCTTATTTAGATGTGGTTGGGGTGAATAACGGAGGGATTGGTCAGCAATTCGATGCAAGCTCTAAAGTACCTAGCAAAATTTCTCGTTCTAATGCGGATGGTACTACTGAAGAGTTTGGTGGTGGTTCAGCTCGTAAATCAACGGCTGCAACAGTAGCCACGACAGGTACTACCAGCTCTATTACGGCTACAGTAACTCCAGTGTTAGGTGCATTAGGCTATGCTTGGTACATCGGTCCAGCAGGATCTGAGCGTCTTGTAGCAGTATCAACAATTAACAGTGTGATTCTAAAGCAGGCGGCAGATCCAAATGCACAGTTGGCAAGTACGTTAGTGGATGAAGATAACTCTACAAGTACAATTGATTTTGACGGACTTTTAATCCAAGCATTTAAACCTAGTAGTAATGCATATGTAAAAGTTATGCCTACAGGTACTGCTGGTGTTGGTACCACACTAACAAGTGATGGTGCTGGCGGTATTGTGGAGTTTGAAGAAGCATTTGAAAACTTCTACCGTAAGTATCGTTTAAGTCCTGATGTTATTTACGTTAGTACGCAAGAGTTATTAACCATTACATCTTTAATCATCAAAAATGGTGGTGCTCCATTACTTCACCTTAATGTGGATGCTAATAACCCTGCATCTCTCCAAGCAGGTGTTGTTGTTGGTAGCTATCAGAATAAGATTACTGGCCAGCGCGTTCCTTTACGTATTCACCCTAACTTAGCGGCAGGCACCATCTTTATGTTTACCTCACGCTTGCCTTATCCATTGGCGAACGTTGGGAATATCGTACAGATGAAAATGCGCCGTGATTATCATCAAATTGAATGGCCATTACGTACACGCCGTTATGAATATGGTGTGTATGCAGATGGGGTGCTTCAACATTACGCGCCTTTCTCGATGGGTATCATCACCAATATTGCAAAACTTGTTCAATCTTAATTTTATTGCCCAGCCTAATCCGCTGGGCATTTTCTGGGAGTAAAGCAAATGGGATTATTTAAAGCCCCTGAGGGTGTGACATCGGTTAGTGTCGCAGGTGTAGAGCTTGAAGTTAAAGACGGTTTTGTTGAGACAGATGAGAATATCTGGCCATTTGTAGAGCCTTTAGGTTTTACGGTTGGTAAACCGGATGATTTGGTAGCTCTTCGTGAAGCCGCAGCTAAAGCCGCTGAAGCCGCAGCTAAAGAAGCGGCCGAAAATGAAAAGCTGGCTAAGGCTAAAGCCGAGGAAGAGGCCAAGGCAAAAGCTCAGGCAGAAGCGGATGCAGCCGACAAAGCTAAAGCGGATGCTGAGGCCGCAGCAACTGCAAACGCATCAGCTCCTGCTGAAGCAGATGCCGACAAAGCTAAAGGTAAAAAGGCGTAATCAATATGGCACTTACAACATTAGAAAAAGTTAAGGAGTTTTTAGGGCTCAAATCGTCTCAAGCTGAAGCAGATGCCTTACTTTCACGCATGATCGATGCTGCAAGTGCCTTTATTGAAAATTGGCTAGAGCGGGAAGTCTTAAGACATTCAGTAACTGAATATCGAGATGGAAACGGAAAATCTGAACTCGTTCTAAAAGAGCCTGATATACGCCTTATTAAGAAAGTTCTTGTAAATGGTAGGGTAATACCAGAATCATCCAATTTTCACGACTACGGTTATCGCTGGGCTGACTGGTGGTTAATTTTGCAAGGGGATTGCTTTACTCATGGCCGGCGAAATATTCAGATTGAATATGAAGCCGGATTTGATGAAGTCCCGAGTGATATTGAACAAGCTGTAATTGACCTTGTAGCGCTACGTTACAAGGAAAAAGACAGAATCGGCATACAGTCTAAGACTTTGGCGAATGAAACGATTTCATTTTTCATTGGTGAATTAACTCCATCGGCAAGAGCAACACTACAGCAATATAAGCAGGTCGTTCCAATATGATGATTAATTATCATGTTGATGGTGATGCAAAGCTAACCGGTACAGTTGATCAGATTAATGAAGCGGTTAGGCAATCTATTGTCAGATCCACTCTTAAACTTTTGGTCAAGGTGAAACGGGAGAAGCTTAGCGGCCAAGTACTCAATGTACGAACCGGACGTTTGCGCAGATCCATCACACAAAAAGTTATAGATCTAAGCAATGGTGTTACAGGTATTGTCGGTACTAACGTTGAATATGCTGCTGCTCATGAGTATGGGTTCAATGAGGAAGTAACTGTAAAGGCCCATTTAAGAATGATCAAAATGGCTTTTGGTAAATCTATAAACCCTAAGCAGGTCAATATTAAGGCTCACACACGTAAGGTTGATTTGCCTGAAAAATCTTTTTTAAGGTCTGCCTTAGAAGAGATGAGAAAGGAGATTAAACAGGATCTGGAAGTATCAATACAGCGGGGCATAGCATGAGTATTAATCGTGAAGCAATTTTTATAGCTCTCTTTGATCTATTAAAAAATATTGATGGTTTTGTTACTGCTGAACGGCGTTTAAGACATTGGAGTGATGTGCCTGACATTGAACAGCCATATTTATGTTTAGCCCAAGGGCAGCAAAGCGTAGCTCAAGGCAGCCCTGCTACTGGTTTAAAGCCTAAATGGACGTTATATGCAGACATTTATTTGTACGCACGTACAACCGGTGAACAGGTCCCATCTAGTGTGCTTAATCCATTAGTCGATGCTATTGAAGCAGCTTTACAACCAGAATTTCCAGAAATTGAAAAATGTCAGACTTTAAATAGTTTGGTTACTCATTGCTGGATTGATGGAACCATTGAAACAGATGAAGGTACGTTAGGTGATCAAGCCGTCGCCGTCATACCGATCAGCATTTTAGTTAATTAATTAAATTTTCACCAAAGACCTGCTTTTTAGCAGGTTTTTTTATGGAGTATTACATATGGCTCAGTATTCTTTTGGTGTGGGTAATCTATTTGCTACACCATTATCTGATGCATACGGCGCACAGATTGCCAAACCCACATCTTTCGAGCTTGGGATTTTACAAGATAACTCGGTTGATTTTAGCTTTGATGTAAAAGAGCTTTATGGTCAAGGGCAGTTCCCTGTAGACATTGCACGAGGAAAAGGCAAGATTACAGGTAAAGCAAAAGTTGCTCGTTTAAACGGTCTTTTGGTCAATAGCATTTTATTTGGTCAAGCCATGTCTACGGGTTCAGCTACAGCAGTGGCACGCTCACTGACTGCTACGCCAGTACCTGTAGGTGGAACCGTTACACCAACCCCGCCAAATGCTGGGGTTTTTGTGGCGGATCTAGGGGTAACTAATGCAAAGGCCGTTCCTTTGATTCGTGTTGAGTCTACACCAGCAGCAGGGCAATACTCAGTTGATGAGTCTACAGGTGCATATACATTTGCTACAGCTGATGCCAATTTGCCAGTGTTTATTAATTATCGATACTCCACAACAATGGCCGGTGCAAAGTCTTCAACAGTTATGAATTTGCCAATGGGTGAGGCACCGTCATTCTCGTTAGATCTTCATAAGGAATATCACGGGAAAATCTTAACGCTGCACCTCTTCAAATGTGTCAGTACAAAAATGTCTCTTGCTGGTAAGCAAGACGATTACGATACGCCAGAATTTGAGTTTCAGGCGTTTGCTGATGATTTAGGTCGTGTGTTTAATTGGTCAATTTCGGAGTAAAAGTAAATGCAATTTAAGCAAGTTGATAACCCGCGCGGAAACGAAAAAAAGATTGCTGGCCAGAAATGGATTTTTGCACCGGCTCCTTTGGGGGCTATTGAGCGTTTTCAGGATCAATTAAGCTCGGCTTCAGTGCCGGTAGCAGTCATTATTGATATGGCCCACATTTGTTTAAAGCGAAATTATCCTGACATTACCCGTGAATTTATTGCGGATGAATTGATTGATATCGGCAATATGCAAGAAATTTTGGATCTTGTGGTAAACGTTTCTGGTCTTGACCATAAAGGCGACAAAGAGGCAACCGATTCGGGGGAATAGACTGGGAGGAGCTTTACACTCATTTAGTGCTTAAAACTGGTAAGGACTATGATTACGTACGTAATGAAATGGACTTACCACGTTTAAGAGCAATGAATGCTTATAACAAAAAGTTTCCTCCCGAAGAGGTTAATCTTCATCGAATTTATTTGATGCTGGCTTGTTTCTTTGGTGTAGAGAAAGATGAGCCAGAAGATGATACGCCAGAGGAAGATTTACCAGATATTTTAGAAACATTAAAAGCATTCCCGCAGGGGTGACTTAGGTCGCCCTTGTATTTTTTCAATGTGACAAAAAGTAATCGGTTTGTTAAATTAAAGCTACTTAATAATAATTGGTGTTTTCATGAAAAATTTAGTAATTGCTGCTTTGTTAGGAATTAGCCTCGTAGGGTGTGCTACTTTGGAGGCACTTAAAGAACCGGTAGATTACGACTCAACATATAAGCGTGTTACTTTTACAACTGATAATTACAAAGGCACTAGAACTTATAAATCCCCAATATTAACTATAAATGAAGGTAAAAATATTGATAATGAGTTAATGATGGGTTATCTAACTTTCACAAAAGCTAATGATGGTAGTGAGCTATATTGTTTAATGACTACCTATGATAGTAAGAATTGGGCTTTCTTTAAAACAGCATATGATATTAACCAAAAAGAATTACCAGTTATCAATGGAAGTCGGAATGTTGGTTCAATATTTAATGATGTATTAGTTACTGAAAATAATTGCATTCAACTTTCAAAGAAATATTTAGAGGATGCATCAATGGGGAATGGCCTAAATATCAAACTCATAGGTGAAAAAAAGCAAAAGGTTATTAAAATTGGAGCCTATTACGTTAAAGCATTTCTTGATGCAGTGAGTTATTCAGAAACCACAAGGTTTAGTAAAAATCAGTAATTTTAAGTTTATTAAAGACCGCCGAAAGGCGGTTTTTTTATGCCCGCGAGGTCAATATGGCAAGTAATGAAAATCGTGTTGAAGTACAGGTAGGTGCAAACACTGCGGAGCTTCAGCGTGGAATGCATGAAGGTGAAGCAATTGTAGAGCGTTCAGCTAATAATATTGAAAATATTGGTCGCAATATTGATTTTAGTGTTGATTTATCCAGCATGGAAGAAAGCTTTGATCGAGTTTCAACTTCTATCAACAGTAGAATCAAAACTTTAGGTATGAACATTGCCTCAACACTTGCTCAAAGTTTAGCAATCGGTGGCCTCGTAGCTTTTGCTAAACAAACTATTGATACTGGCAATGAAGTAGATAAATTAGCAAAATTGGTCGGCACTTCAGCTGAAAAGTTTCAGTACTATTCTAAAGGCGCTGAAATGGCCGGCCTATCTATGGACCAGTTTGGCTCTATGGGCAAAGATGCTTTAGATAAACTTGGTGAAGCTCGCCGTGGTGAAGGCGAGATGATGGATTTTTTTGAAAAGATTGGTCCAAAAGTTGGCGTCACCATTGATCAATTTAAGGATCTTAGTGGGCCAGATGTTTTACAGGCATATTATAACGGCTTAGAAAAAGCAAACTTATCTCATGCTGAAATTGTCACCTACATGGAACAGCTGGTAGATGACGGAAGCGCATTAATTCCAATGCTACAAAATGGTGGAGCAGGTTTTAAAAAATGGGGGGATGAAGCTAAGGCAGTTGGGGCAATTATGTCTACAGAGATGATTGCCAACTTAAAAACAGCAAAAGAAAATGTATTTAAGCTACAGTTGCAGTTTCAAGGCCTACAGGCAATTCTTGTTAATAATATTACCCCTGTAGTAACTGCTATCTCTAAAAATTTCGATACTATAAAAACAGTTTTAGTTGTCTTGGCCGCAGTTATTGCGACACGTTTAGCGGTTCAATTAGCAATTCTGACAAGAGAGTTTGTAATTGGTGTTGCTCAGGGTGTGGCCTATCAGGTACAGCTATCTGCGTTGCAAGGTCAAGCAATACGCACAGCTACTGCAATGGGGGTGTTACGTAGCGCGTCAGCTTTATTAGGTGGCCCTGCGGGGTTAGCAATGTTGGCCGTACAAGGTGTTGCTGCTGGTGCAGCATTTCTCTATATGAAAAATAGTAGTGATGATTTAGCACCGTCTTTGGATACTCAGAAAAAGTCTGTAACTGAACTTCGAGATGAATATGAAAAACTTGAAGCTTCACAACAGCGCGTTTTGACACGTAAAGCTACAGATGAGTTGCAAAAAACGAGTACAGCATATCGTAACCAGCGAAATGAATTGCTTGGCTTAGTTGATGCTATTACTCGAAATTCTGACGTATCTGATGAGGATCGAGCAGCAGCTAGTTATCTTTTTGAGGAATACCGAAAAGGTAGAATTGTTGCTGAGCAATTAGCTGGAGGTATCAATCAGTTAAAAACAGTCAATGCTAATGCAAAGGCAAGTATTGATGATAAGGTCTTTTCGCTCAAGGAAGAAGCAAAGAAAGTTGTTGAGGCTGATCGGGTACTTAAAGTCTATAGCAACACTATTAAACAAGGTTCAACGGATAATAAAGATCATGCGAAATCAGTTGATAAAGTAACCGAAGCGTATGCCAATCTAACTGCTAAGCAAGTGGAATATGTTAAAGGTGTTGAGTTAGCTAAAGAGAAAGAAAAGTATATTCAAGATTTGATGAAACAAGGATATACGCGTGAGAAAGCCGAGTTTTATGCAGATGCTAAGGAGAAATCTGGAACGGCTTTTAATGCACAAACTCCGCAGGGATTGGGCGATTCAATAAATCAAGCCTACAAACTCAAACAGCAGGAAGACGCCAGAACTGAAACTGAAAAGAAGGCAGCAGAGGCTCTTAAAGAGCAAACCAAGGAGTTAGAAAAGCAGTCTGCCATAACTGCGAATACAGATCAGACTACCCGAAATATGCTTAAGGTCTATCAAGCATTTATGAATACAGGGGTTTTAACTGATAAACAAGCCAGATATTTAACAGCAGAAGTAGGTCGTGAGAATGATTTCAAAAACAGTGGTTTGTATGGTTCTCACACCGATAAGAATAATGGTCAAAAAAATACGGGTATGATTTCTTGGCAAAAAAGTCGTGCTGTAAATCTAGAGAAGTATTTGAGCTCTCAAGGCTTGATGGATTCCAGTGGGAATATTAAGCAAACACAGGACGCTTTAGATGCTCAGGCAAGATTTCTAGTTAACGAAATATTTAACGATAAGTCTTATACAAAGTCTAAAAATGCCCTTTCTAAGAATGTTGGTTACAGTGAACTTAGTAAGATTGTTGGAAAAAATACGATTGGTTGGGATTATGATGGTAATAAAATCAATGCTCAACCACATCACCAAAAGAGAGATAGTTATTATAATAAGCTTAACTCTGTTTTGGGCGATGATCCAAGTAAAGTCATTTCTGTAACATCCTCCTTTACCAAACTTGAGTCGATTCAAACTCAAAAAGTTGAGGAAGCTGAAAAACAAAGGCTAGCACTGAAATATAAGTATGCCAGTGAGCAAGAGAAAGTTGCAATTGATCTGAAAAATGCAATTGCTGAGATTGAAAAATCAACACTTACAGGTGATGAACAAATCAATGCAATTGTTCAAGCTGAGAAAGAAGCTAGCGATAAAATACTTGCTCTTAAAATGGAATTATTTGAAAAAACCAAAGCAATTAGAGAAGCTGAAATTGATCATTTTCAGCGTGTTGCTGAGCGTACATATCAAATTGAAATGGCACAAGTTCAAGCAGATTTTGATGCAAACAAAATTTCCCATGTTCAAAAAGTTCAGAGAGAAAAGTTTTTAGAAGACACGCTTACGGCGATAAAACGCCAAGGTCTTTTAGACCGTCTAGATCTTGAAAATGAACTTTCAGGGATTTCTGGTAAGCAAGGGAATCAAGGGCAAATACTTGAAAATATTTCAGGACTAGATACCGGCAAACAAGTATCTGATACAAAGCTAAACGGGATGATTAGCGAAGCTGAAATGGCTGATTATGAAGCCAAGTTCGGCGGGTTTACTTCTCGTTTAGCCAGCCTATGGGATCAGGGTATTCAATCCCTAATGAATGGTACTTTGACTTGGAATAATGCGACTAGGGCGGTTTTAACTGACTTGGGTGCATTTGTTCTGCAATCTGCTACCAAAGAGCTACAAGGCTGGTTGCGTATTCAGACTATGAAGCTTGCAAAAAAATACGGGTTCATCACTGCTGAAACGGCTGCGGAAGCTTCTGGCCAAGCGGCACAAACCGGAGCAACGATCGCAGGTGAGGCAACACGTACCAGTGTTACAGCTGCGGGTGGTTTAGCTCGATTGGGATTAAAAGCAGCTGAAGCTATCAAAGGCATCATGATGTCCGCTTGGGAAGCAATGGCCGGAGCATTTAAGGCAATGGTTTCCATTCCCTATATTGGTCCAGTTCTCGCCGTAGGTGCCGGTGCTGCTGCGTTCGGTTTAGTTGCTGGTCTAGCCGGCAAGATTAAATCTGCTCGGGGCGGTTACGATATTCCATCCGGTGTTAATCCTATAACCCAACTTCATGAAGATGAAATGGTATTACCCGCACAACATGCGAACACTATCCGTGAGCTAGGGAAATCTACATTCAACTCAGGTATGTCAGATAATTCTGATCTTACTGGCCAAGGTGGTGAAAATGCTGTGTTTAATATTCAGGCTTGGGATTCAAGAGATATTAAACGCTTCATGAAAAAGCACGGACGTGAAGTAGCAGGTGGTTTAAAGGGTTATCGCCGTGGCTTTGGTAAATAAGGAGGATTCATGTCAGACGTATTGTTTCCTGAACTGCCGGGTTTAGAGTGGGATCTCACCAAAACCCCGATGTTCAATACCAAGATCATGCAGTCTGTGAATGGCCGAGAACTAAGGGCTAGTTATCAGGCAGTACCCAAGTATCAGATCAGCATGTCCTTTGCATTCCTTCGGGAGAGCAAGGGGCGTAATGAATTACAGCAACTTGAAGGTTTCTTTCTAGAGCGCCGTGGCTCATTTGATTCATTTCTTTTCAAGATGCCTGAGGACAATGAATTTCAGTGCACGTTTGTAGGCGATGGGGTTCAAACGTCATTCCAGCTTTATAAGCAGATCAATACCACTCAGATCCCTTTACAACATACCCAAGCGGAACAGAGTGAAGATCCGTTGATGTGGAGTGAGAATGCATCAAAACCGATGTGGTCAGATCCTGAAAGTCAAATGTGGTTACTTCAATTTGTTATTACAAATAATGGTATGTTGCAGCTATCGATTCCACTATTAGAAGGAGAATCTATTACTGTAACTGGTACCTTTTACTATCGATGTCGTTTTGCTGATGATGAACAGCAGTACACCAATTTTATGAGCAATCTATGGAAAGCTGGAAAAGTTGAGATGGTAGGCTCACTGGGGAATAAAGTATGAGAGCAGCTTCGGAAAAACTTATTGCATTGTTAGATGCCAATCAGTTCGTGATGGCCGATCTATATACGATCACTACCGTTCAAAACGACGTATATCGATACACCAATTATGATTTTGATCTCATTGTTGGGGGTGAACTTTATCGCTCAGATGGCCCTATCATTAGCCGGGATGGCATCACATTATCGTTGGGTGTAGAAGTGGATAACTTATCCATAACAATTGATGTTACGGATGAAGAAACTTTTGAAAGTTTGCGTATTGTTCAGGCTTTTCATAATGGACAAATGGATGGTGCACGTTTCAAGCTTGAACGTATTTTTATGGATGCATCCACACCAACGGATACCAGTGCGGGAAAAATCAAGTTGTTTGAAGGCCGAATTATTGAACCTGAGTTTGATCGCAATACGATACAGGCCAGTGTTGCATCAGATTTGGATGAATTGAACGTGCAGATGCCGCGTAATCTATACCAGCCGAGCTGCAGTAATACACTGTTTGATCACGCGTGTGGTTTGAATCGTGAAAATTATGCGCTTGAAACTACGATTGCTGCTGGCAGTACTGCATCGCGGATCCTGTGTGATATCAACCAGCCGCAGGGGTGGTTTACCCAAGGCGTGATCGAGTTTTTAGAAGGCGGTAACAAGGGCCTTAAGCGAACCATCCGTTTGCATGAGCTTGATGTCCTGCTGCTGACTTTGCCACTACTTGAATATCCTGAGGTGGGGCAGAGAATCAAGGTTTATCCGGGTTGCGACAAGCGTCTGGAAACTTGCCAGAACCGTTTCGATAATTTCGCTCGTTTCCGTGGTGCGCCGTTTATTCCGATTCCAGAAACATCCGTTTAACTAGATTTTAAATTTAATCCGCCCACTCATATCGAGTGGGTTTTTTTATGGGGTAAGAAAATGCCTTTACCAAATATTTTAGAGTTTATTGGTACAAATGTAACTCAAGCAGGGTTTAAAGCTGCTCAGGAAAAATTGTTAAATTTTTTGAGTGGAGAAGCAGCTACAAAAGTTGAACTGAGTGCTGCAGTAACACCAAAAGCCGATAAAACATATGTTGATAGTGCGCTAACATCTTTTCAAAACGGTGCGATCAAAACTTATCCAACATTGGCTGCTGCTAATGCGGATATTGCCAATATTGCTTTAAATACGAAAGTTAGTGTTTTGAGTGAAACTGATGGCGGGGATTATTACAAAGCAAGTGCGTCTGCTACAAGCTTGACGAAGAGTGCTTATGATCCTTTAACTCAAGCGAAGATCGATGCAACAACGAAAGCCGATAATGCCGAAGCGAATGCGAAAAGTTATACAAATGACATTAGCACAGATACAGTCCAATTTTCAGCAGAAAAAATCAAAATATTTACTGGATCTTATAACCTAACAACAAATACGATTGAAACTTATCCGAGTTGGAAATCATTTAAATACAAATTGAGCGGTAAAGAAATTCGAATTTCTGGGAAATTTGCAGCACATTATAATGGTCTAAATGGTACTGCAAATAATATTAAACTTCCCGCTATATCTTTTTTTGATAAAGATGCGAAGTTAATCAGCTATTTGATGCCAACAGATTCTGCAAACGGTAAAGCTTATGACTTAGCTGTCGATGTTCCAAAAAATGCCGATTATGTTCTATTAAATTATTGCACAGCCAGCGTTAATAACTTGCCTGCAAATATGTCAGGTTATGGCATCGTAACTGTATTAACAGAAAAAACGTTAAGTAATTCAACTGATGTTAATGCATTGAATTTAGTTCAGCAGAATGGTTTAGGTGAAACAAACGAAAAAACAATTCTACTTAATATGGTTGTGAAAAACCCCATGCTTTTGATGGGTAAAGAAGGAATTTACTCATTTGATAGTGTTTATCAGAATTGGTTTAGCCATCGAATCGACTTAACGGGTTATTCTAAAATTACTGGCGCAGTATCTGCGCACAGAAGAGGGGGCACTTCAACTTATGTGCCGGCACTCGTTTTATATGATGCTAACGACAATGTTGTTGGATATGTTGAACATTCGAATGATTCGAGTTTGCTTATCGATATAAATATCAAAGTTACTTCGAACATGGTTTATGCGATTGCTAATGTAGATATCTCCAAAACAAACAACAACTTGGTTTTAACGAAATCAACAGGATCTATCCCTTTATCGAAAAGCATTGCAAATTTAAAAACTATTGTGGAAGACAATGGTTTAGGCGATCTAAACACACTGAATGAGGAATTGACAGGAAAAGTAAACGATGGTGTCGTTTATACCGGAGATAGCGGAAATTATGTAAAAACTAATACTTACACCGCTTGGTATGCTTTACGCATCGATCTTACAAACGCTCTTAAAGTCACCGGAGCTGGTTCGAGTTATTATAATGGCGGCATAAGAATTCCGGCTGTAGTAGTTTTTAACTCAAGTGGTCAAGTCGTAAAGTTCTTTGAGTTTGCAACTCAACAACCCGGGTCAGTGGATAGAATTGACTTTAATTTTGATGTTACGCCAGAAATGGCGTATATGTATATTCAATATCAAAACTTACGTCAATATCCTTACATTCAAGTTAAATATGCTACGAAAGTTTCTCTTGGTATTTCTGAACGTATTGATTTAATTGAATCTGAATTGAATAAGCCTTTTCCAAAGTTATCACTTTTGAAGCCAAACAGTATTTACAATGTTGCGAACGATATTGACTACAAACTCGCGGGGCAAACATATACAGGTGCTCGTTCTGAATTAAAGCGCAATTTCAGTACCGTTTTACATCTTGATAACTATATTCCTTTCATTGATCATGAGGTATCTATTACATTTGAAGACGGTAATATAAAGAAGATCATTCCTGCGTATTCACCAGTGATCACAGCAGGAGCAATTGAAAACCCGAATTTAAATAATGGCAGTAATGTATACACTGAAACTGTTACTTATAAAGTAAAGGGTAATCAGTCTGAAGATCAAACATTCACTCTTGAAAACCGTTCCGTCTTAAATTCAGCATCTAAAGACAAAGTTCCAACAATTTTAATCATTGGTGATTCAGTTAGTTTTGGTCAAGATGCTTATTTTGCGGGTAGCAAGAATAAATGGAACTACACGATGATTCTAAACAAAATGTTTATGAATGATCGTGCTCAAAATGGCGGTACAGGCTACGGATTCAGAACTGTAGGTACAATCGCATATACAGACAAAGACGGGAATAAATCTTTTAATGAAGCATACTCGGGCCAAACATTGCAAGGAAATGGGTTATTTACCAATTCTAAATTCTTAGACAGTAACAATGCTTTTAGTTTCCAAAACTGGCTGGATAAGTACCGTACGTGTGATGACTCTGGAAACCGCTTGTATTTTAATACATCAGGCGCAACAACAGGAACAGCGGGTACAAACAACATCGGTTATCTTGCTGATGGTAGTGTTACATCACTTAAAATTGGTAGTTTAGTTTCAAATACCCTTTCACATGATGTATATGCGCCAACACACGTGTTTTGTTTTCATGCATCGAACGCAACAATCGGTGTGTCTGATTACAATCTGTTCATATCACGGGTTCGCGCTGTATTTCCTAATGCTGTTATCGGTCTAGGTGTTCCGCATGTCGCTGGCACTTACTTTCCGAGTAAGTACCCGAATGTTTATCGTCCTGCTATTTGGCAATATGATCAGACCTACAACAATCGGCATGTGACTACAATGCAGACGTTGATTAATAATTTTTGGAATTCAACTCAAGAGGCAAACAAAGTATTTGTTTTGCCGACATTTTGGGTGAATCCGAGTGTTGATGCGTTTAGTTCAATCACAATCAATAATCCTTACTCTGATATTGTTGGAGCCGAAGAGACTTTAACAATGGCAGTCGGTCAGCGAGTTGATGTACACGTTGGATCTAAAGCACAGGCAGCTTATGCATATCAGCTTTATGCATGGCTCAAGTGGACAGCAGCGAACGCATTGTTTTAATCATAAGCCCCAATTCAGGGCTTTTTTATTGCCAAAATTTAGGTGAGTCTATGCAGAAAAACGATCTTGCAGTTCAAGAAGCCCTGACATGGCTCGGCACCCCATATCACCACCAGGGCCGTGTAAAAGGCGTGGGTGTGGATTGCGGTACGCTGATCTGTGAAGTCTACGAAAAAGTTGGACTCATGGACCATTTAGATCCGCGCCCGTATCCACCAGATTGGCACATGCATCAGATGGGTGAGCGATATCTTGAGCATATCCGGAGTGTCTGCTTTGAAGTGGACGGGCCACCAGAGCCAGGAGATATTGTGCTTTATAAAATTGGCAAATGCGTCAGCCATGGTGCAATTGTCGTTGAATGGCCAACAATCATTCATTCATATATCCATCTTGGAGTCATTCTTCAAGATGGTACCAAAGGGAGTTTAGCCCGGCGAATCGCCGGGTTTTTTCGTATGAAGAGGCTGAAAAAATAATGGGTGGAATCTTTGGCAGTACAACAATCAGCACATCAGACAACCGCATCAACTCTATGCGTGTTCAGCAATCTGCATATGGACTATGCCAGCCACTGGTCTATGGCAAAAATAGACTTGCAGCCAATATGTTCTGGTATGGAGATTTTTCTTCTACAGCTCATACAACCACGACAAAATCAGGTGGCAAAGGTGGTAAAACCAAGACCAGTAATACTACATATACATATAATGCATCATTGATGCTCGGACTATGTGAAAACAAAATCAAAGACATTGGCAATATCTGGCGAGATAAGGAGCAGATTGTTCCAAAAACTGAAGGCGGTGTGCAGCTCAAGCCAATTGACCAGCTCGGGTTTGAACTCTTTGATGGTGACCAGAATCAGGTCTGGGGTTATCTGGCATCCATGCACCCTGATCAGGCAGTACATTACCCATTTCTTGGCTATATCGCCTGCGCTAATTATGATTTGGGTGGCAGCGCATCATTATCAAATCATAATTTTGAAGTGATTAGCGACATTACGTTCTCAGATACGATTCATGATGCAAATCCGGCCGACGTTGTTGAAGATCTAATTAGTCATCCACGCTACGGTGCTGCACCTAACTTAAACATGGCAGATCTGTCAGAGTTTCGACGTTACTGTACAGCAACCGGCTTATTTATCAGCCCTGCACTGACAGAACAACGTGCCGCTCATGAAATCATTAATGAAATTGTTGAGGCGGTAAATTGTGCAATCGTACCCAGCCCGGATGGTTTAAAAATTCGCTCATATGGTGACACTGCGGTATCTGGAAATGGAGTCACGTTTACACCGGATCTCACACCAGCCTATCATTTAACAGATGATGACTTCATTGGTGATGATCAGCCCGTTCGCGTGAAGCGTAGCCGTGATACAGATGCGTTTAATCATTGTCAGATTGAGTACGTGAATCGCTTCAATCAGTACAACACTGAAACCGTTGAGGCCAAGGATCAGGCCAATATTGAAATGTTTGGACTACGTACCCAAGATCCAGTGAAGTACGACTTTTTCTGTGAGCCGAAGATTGCCCGACATGCTGTGCAATTATTGCTGCAGCGCAAACTTTACGTGCGCAATGAGTATGAGTTTGATCTTGGCTGGAAGTACTGCCGACTCGAGCCGATGGATATCGTGACGCTGACAGATGAGTCTTTGGGTTTAGATCGCTTTCCCGTGCGTATCACACGTATCGAGGAGGATCAGGACGGATTACTCACAGTGACTGCAGAAGAACTGGCCTTAGGTTCACGCTCAGCCGTTGAATACGACTTACAGGCATCAAACGGATATCAGGGGGGTAACGAGGAACCAGGTAATGTTAATGCGCCGGTAATCTTTGAACCGCCGCTCGATCTGACGGATGGTAAAAATCAGGTATGGGTAGCAGCATCAGGCGGAAGTAACTGGGGCGGCTGTAATGTCTGGGCGAGTCTAGACAATACAACGTATGAAATGATTGGAACAATTTACGGATCTGCGCGCTATGGCCAGTTGGTTACTGCAATTAATGCCAGCACCTCATCTATGCAAGTGCAGCTAAATACATCAAGTCAGATTTTTAGTGGGACGTCTGAAGATGCTCAGGTGAATACAACGCTCTGTAGAGTCGGTGATGAATATGTCAGCTATGTCGAAGCAACCTTAAACGGATCTGGCTTGTATACGCTTGGTGGTGTGTTACGTGGACGGTTTGATGATGCAAGCTCACACAATGCCGGTGAATCATTTGTTCGTATTGATCGTGCAATTTTTGAATATGACTTCAACTCAAATATGATCGGCAAACAGATTTATCTGAAGTTCACAAGCTTCAATGGTCTTGAGCAAAAAGAAGAAACCTTGGATGAAGTGACGGCATACAGCTACACAATCAACGGTGGTCGTCCTGCAGGTGTGAAAGGTTTATCACTTCAATCTGCATTTGAAGGAACGAGCTTTAAAGTTCAATGGCAAAGTGCAGCTGGCGCTACAGGTTATATTGTGCAGATCTGGTCGAATGGTGTATTGCTTCGTACAGTTGAAACGACGAATACTGATTACAGTTATTCGATGGATGAAGCGAAAATCGACGGTATTCAACGTGCCTATACAGTAAGGGTCGCAAGTAAAAACGGTTCGATTGTCAGCACTTTTGCAGAGCTGAATATCAGCAACCCAGTGCCACCGATCTTGACTAACGTCTATACATCAACTACATCCAACTCAATCACGGTGACATGGATACCAAGTGAAGTACCAGACTTGAAAGATTACCAAGTGTGGATCAGTAAAAATGCCAGCTTTGATCCGGAAACGCTGGCAGCGAGTTGGACCGGTACCGAGAATGCCTGCACAATTGGAAATCTGGATTCGACCACAACCTATTACATTCGGGTTGCGGCGCGTGATGTCTGGAAACCTACATCATGGAACTACTCGGCGAGAGTGACACAGGCGACTTTAGAAGTTTGATTTTAACTAAAACACGGCACCCAAATGGGTGCTTTTTTATTGCCTAATTCTGGAGTAAAAGGCATGGAACCAGTTTCTACAAGCGGTTTTACAGCACTATTAAAATTTTATGGGGTTGCAATTGTGGTGGCTTTAGCGGTCGGCTTGGTTGCAGCAGTGGTATTAATGACTCGTATGCCACGTTCACCACAAGAGTGGGCAGTGGGCTTGATCTGTACTGTTGTATCAAGTCTTGCTGGCGGCTCATTCATTATTGTGAAGTGGGGGCTTCATGAATGGGTTACTGATGTATGGGGGATGATTGCTCTGGGTGGATTCTTCTTTGTTTGTGGTTTACCCGGTTGGGCTTTAGTCCGCTGGATTTTTAACTTCATTAACAAACAGGAAGGTAAGACAATTATCGAAGTACTAAAAGAAGTCAAGAAAGCCAAAAACGATATTTCAAACAGTTAATGCCGCCTTCGGGCGGTTTTTTATTACCTAAGGAAAAGTTAAATGAACATTGAACAATATCTTGACGAACTCATTAAGCGTGAAGGCGGGTATGTAAATAACCCAGTTGATCGCGGCGGTGCAACTAAGTATGGAATTACTGAAGCAGTTGCTCGAGCAAATGGATTCAAAGGTAGTATGCGAGATTTACCTCTGGATGTGGCCAAAGCAATTTATCGCAAAAACTATTGGACTGCTCCACGTTTTGATCAGGTTAATGCAATTTCCTCTGCTGTAGCTGAAGAACTTTTAGATACTGGTGTGAATTGCGGTACCGGCTTTGCAAAACCACTTTTACAACGAGCTTTGAACTTGCTTAATAACCAAGGTAAAGCAGGTTGGCCAGATTTAACAGTTGACGGAATTTATGGTCCAGCAACTCTTAATGCACTCAAAACTTATCTGGCCAAGCGTGGAAAAGACGGCGAAAAAGTCCTGGTGCGTGTTCTTAATATCATGCAAGGCCAGCGCTACATCGAAATCTGTGAGCGAAATCCTAGTCAGGAACAGTTTTTTTATGGCTGGATTAACAATCGAATTTCCCTATAATTCTTATATTTGCTGTGCATTCTAATAATAGAGTGCACAGCTTTTATACCCATCTAACAATATATAAACTCTTTCATTCATAATGACATCTTATTGCTCTGTCTTATCAAATAGGGATACAACCTCTGATTTGAAGATTATGTTTACTCGCAAATTTAGCGGCAGATATTGACTCTGTTGCATACTTCGCTGCACCATATGGTCCTCGGAAAAGTTTTGCAGCATTAATAGAATAATCTTCACAGAATTCAAGTACTTTTAAGACTTCTGAGTTTTTGATAGTAAATTTAAAAAGACCACTTACTTGTTTTTCATGCATTAAATCTGAAATTAATTTTAACTCAGTGATTTTGAAACTTTGATGTGTGAGATTTGCTCTAGCATCTAATGTTTGTCTTACTAGAGTGAAACAACCTTCCTGAGAAGATATATTAATATTATGGGCCCTTGGTACATCTATTATTTCGAAATTTAATTTATCACTACTATTCAATAAATTTTTCTTTTCTGTATCTATAACCCATATTGAAAAGCTATCTTCTAAATTTGAACTACCATTGATCACACCTGTAGCAGCAAAATACATAGCAACTAAAGGGTTGTAACTCCAGTCAAGTAACTCGGTCGGATATCCATAATGTTGTGCAAAAGCTAGCAACTCGAATAGTTGTCTCTGTGGCCAACTTGATGGGTTCAAGAATACTTTATCATGACACTCATTTAGTGTTTCAGTTCTAAAAATATAAGAATCATTTGGAATTGAGACTGCATTAATATCACACCCTTTAACAAATGTTTTTAAATAAGTTAGTTGTAAAAAACACAGATCATTATATGAGTTTGATAGAGTTGAGTGAGCAAATACATTTCTATATAAAGATGGAACTAATTCATGCGTTGAATTTGATTGTCCTCGGTAAATGAAATTATGATTTGCTGAACCAGTTTTTTCTGCCAATTTCATTTTATTTTCAGGTTTGAGAACTTCCTTAAATTCATCAAAAGACACTAAAAATTCTTTGTAACCGTTATGCATTATTTCTTTCAAAAGAAAAACTCCATTGTTGTGATTTCAAAAGATATGTTAAGTAATTCATTTTTTTGAATAATGTATTCTATATTTTTTTAATCTATTTCCAATAGGGTATGATCAATAAAATATTAATTTTATTGATAAAAGTTCTTCTCTCTGGAAAAAATCTACTCAATCAATCTCGGCTCAATGACCAAATACGACCTAGTTCATTACTGATACCCACTGTAAAATATTCTTTCTATTTTTTTGTTGACTGTCTTTAGGATATATTGCTTATACAAAATATGAAAATTAGCACTAATGCTATTTAAGGAGGGCCTATTATTCAATTTTTGTAATCTTTTTTCCTAAGGTTATCGCTTCATTAAGAATTGAATAGGTTTCTTTATAAGCTTCTATACTCGAATAAGCAGGATTGTTTAGTAGGCCATTTGAATTTGTGTCGATTAAAACAGATTCTAACAAGGCATAAAACATAACAATTTCAGATGTTAAATCTGCATTCTATATGGCCATATTTAGAAAAAATAAGAGGGCAGTCGTAACCAGGATAAACATCATTTTTATATTCAAATGTCGGCTCAAGCAAATCTAGTAGATGTACTCGGTCTTTTGATATAGGTTCATAATTAGCGCACATAGACCACCTATTAATTAGCCCAACTATCTACGATATTAGCCCAGTCTTGTAGCATTTTTCGTCTGCTTTCAAGATATTTTGCATGGTTATATGTAGCTCTGGTTTTATTTCCATCCGCATGGGCTAGTTGTTTTTCAATCCATTTATCATCGTAATCTTTTTCATTTAGTAATGTGGATGCTGTAGCGCGAAAATCATGAGCTGTTACATCAGACAAACCAATATAATCAAGCATTTTGTTCAATGTAGTAGCGGAGAGCATCCCATCTTGATAGATGGCTGGAAAAACATATTCACGATTACCAACAATGTTACGTTGTTCTTGAAGAATATTAAAAACTTGGTCAGACATAGGAACGATATGAATACGTTTCTTTTTCATCATCTCTTTTGGGAATGTAATTGTTCTAGCTTCAAAATCAACATATTCCCATTTCATGCGGCGGATCTCGATAGTCCTGAGCATAGAGTAGAGCATTACAAGGCCAGCATTTTTAACTGTAGTAGATCCACCATAGCTATTTAATTTATTTCTAAGTTGCACAGCCTCATATTTTTCCATGGGTCTGGCATGTTCTATTTCGGGACGTTCTACAACGTTTTTAACGGCATAGGTTGGATCATAGTCGGCTCTAAGTGTGGCGATTGCATAACGCATTACGCCGCCAATAAAAGTACGATTTTGAATTGCTGACACTTCGCCAGTACCATGGTTTTTTTGACGCTTAACTCGTGCAATCGTCTTTTTCATGATAGTCAAAACGTCTGCTGAGGTGACTTCTTTAATATCCTTATCACCAATAACTTTTAAAATATCTTTATCTAAGGCGCGTTGAAAAGCTTCTTGATACCTTTCTGAACGATTATTTAATTTTTCTGCTTTATATTCTGCAGCAACATGTTTAAAGAGAACCCTATTGTCATACTCATCAGATTTAGCCTTTTTTTGGTTTTCTTTTTCTTCAACTGGATTTATACCGCTTGCAACTAAAGATTTAGCTTCATCTCTTTTAGTACGGGCTTCAGCTAATCCCACAATAGGGTATTCACCTAAGCTCATCATTTGTGTTTTTTTGAGCCATTGAAAACGATAGCGCCAATACTTCTTGCCATTAGGTTTTATTTCAACACACAAACCATCGGAATCACCAAGCCTATAAAGCTTTTCTTTCGGTTTTGCACTTCTGATTTTTGAGTCGCTTAACATGAAATCTTGAGTATCCGTTTCGATTTTTAGGGCCAT